ACGGACTTCGTTGGTCATGGAAGTTCTGGAAATGGGGAATAGAGGTCTGGCAAATAGGGTGGGAGGAAAAACCATGAAACCTAAATCACCATCAGTAGAGAGGAAAGATCTAGTCTTTGTTTGTAGAAAATGTAACCATAATTTGTATTTAACCAATGGAGTTGAATTGACTGGGAAAGAGATAGCAGAGAAACTTGGAAAAAGAGATTGCCCAAATTGTGGCGAAGAAATCGGCGATTACTGGGTCGGCTTGTGGATATTTATAAGAGTGGGGAATTATAAAAAGGACTGTCTCCATGACTAAATCACCATCAGTAAAGACCCAAGAATGTCAGTTTTGTAGGCGGAAAAGAAAACATTGGAAATACTGTTATCTTACGGGTTTTGAATTAGGACTAAAAATGGGCAGTCCATTAACCATAGTAAAAGAAATAGAAAATCCTGTTTGGATAGACACCACAAATAAATGGATGATACCAGGAGAAAAACTATGACCCCCACGACTAAATCACCATCAGTAGAGAAGTGGTATTTTAACTACAATATTTTGTCTTTTATAGACAATAAAGAAAATGTGATTACAAAAGAGAAGTGGGAAAAATATAAGGGAAAGTATAACAAACCCACAGACAAAGTTTTAGATGCAATCCTTTATATTTGCAGATTATCCCCTGATTCCACTTATGATTAAATCACCATCAGTGGAGACTACCCCCAAGACAGCCGACTGGGTAGCAGAACTGGAGAAAATACCAGCGTCGCTAGTTGGGCCTGATGGTGACGGTTGCCGATGGGGTTCTATTTCGGGACTAAGCGAATACAAACAGCTTAAAGCCTTCATCTCCAACCTCCTCACCCAAGCCGTAGAAGACAATGAAATAGACTTCACTAAAAGAATGGAGCAGGTAGCAAGGGATGTGAGACAAGAACTTGTGGGGGAGATACGGAAAGAAATAGGTTTTATTCGTTTGGGAATTGATGCATGTAAGGAAGACGCTGATAAGTTATCGGGGAATGAGTTGCACTATGTATTTGGTAAAAGCCAAGCATTAAAAATAGAAAAACAAAGACTTGACGACCTCCTCCAAAAGTTATCTACAGAGAAGGTATACAAATGACCACCCTCTCCACCACTAAAGCCGAAGCGATGAAGAGGTTTGACGTTTTTACCGTGGGGCTGTATGGAAACGCAGACGCATTTATAAATTATTCTGCTAAAAACAAGTTAAAAGACTTTATACTCTCTGAAATAGACCGGGCGGTGGAGGTGGCGATGGAGGAAGTAATTGAAATTGTGAAGGCGGAAGAGTACCTCTGGTGGACGGCCTCAACGGGGAACAAGTTTTCCAACTTTACCGATAAAGAGAGAGGACAAATAAAATTAAACCTCCTCCAAGAGTTATCTACTCTCACAAAGGACAGTAAAGAAAAAGTAAAATGAAATCTAACCCCAACACTACCAAGGTCAGGTATACATTCACAGATAGATATAAGGCCCTTGGGATTCCATATCCTGACTCTAAAACCATATGTCTTGGACAGTGTGAAGGAGTTGGGTGGTATCCGGAAAACGACAAAAATGATCCACTCTGGATTGAAACACACTCTAAGCCCCACAAAGAAGAATGCGACGGTTGGCATTTTATTAAATGTCCCGATTGTGGCGGGACAGGTAAAAGAACAGGAGAATGAAACCTAATCTCAACACTACCCAGACTACCCCCAACACTACCCAGGGAAAGAAAGAGTTACCATATACAACTCATTTTGTGGCTACAGACCAATGGGTGCGGGATTCTCTTAGGAAAGGTCTTAAAAAGTCGAGTCGGGAGTTCTATTTTGTTAAATCGGTCTGCCTCATAGCCGACAACCGTTACTTTATTGAGCTGGAAAAGGAATTTAAACTAACTGAATGAAATTTACTTCCAATCAAACCTATGCACCGCCAACGAGATTTACATAGATTAAAGTCTAAAGGACTGAAGGATTGGGAGAGTAGGTGGGCTTCACCACACCGCATCACGCCAGCAATAAAAAAGCTGGTAAATTCTCTAATTGAAGAAGCCCGTCAACAATCCATAGAAGACAATGAAATAGACTTCACTAAAAGAATGGAGCAGGTGGCAAGGGATGTGAGGCAAGAAGTAATTGAGGAATTTGAATTATATCTCAGAACTCAAGAAAGGGAAGGAGGTGAGAAATAAATGTACTTAATCTATAATAAAATTATGGCATTTTTAGCCGGTTTGATAGTAGGATTTGCTATGGGATACATTGTCTGGGGTGCGCCTACCCCGGCAACGGCAAGCCTGGAAATTACAAACGGCATAGATCATAGAGTTTGCATTCGGGGCAGATGTCCCACCCCGACACCCATTCCTCCCACTCCCACCCCCGAACCTGTGTACCATTCCCTTTGTCGGGAATACGCTTGTATCCAGGTGGAAGGTGAAGGAGACAGTGAGTGCAAGGTGGATGAGGACTGCCAGCCGGAGGTAACACCAATCCCAACGGAAGCACCAAAAGAAACACCTTTCCCGCAACCTTGCAACGGATGCGGTGAAGAACCTAAAGCTCCCACTTGTACGGGCGACCCAGATGTGACCGTAGCTCCCATAAATTTCTTTATTACCAGAAATGGTAATGAAGCAGAAGCTCGCTGGGTTCCGACAGGAGGTTCCTTGGTCAATCTGTATTACAGGGAGAATGACCAGATTGGATGGACTCATGCGGTGCGGGATGAAGTCAACGATGGTCAAGTGATTGTCGGAGGTCTTAATCCAACCTTGGGTTATACCTTCGGGCTTCAACAGCGTTTCCATTGTGGAGACGGAATGACAGTAACCGCAGTTGTAGTTGATCCGCCTGCCTGGGGAAGAACCTTTACCACTAGTTATTTCCTAACTTGGTAGGTTTACTGGGAGCCTTCCGGGCTTCCAGATAAGCCTATGAAAGAAGGTGATTAAGTTGAAAAATTTAACAGTCAAAACTGCTTTGATGTGGATATTTATAGTGCTGGGTGTTTTCTCTTTCTTTGTAGAAGGGATTACGCCCCTGCAAATGTTGCCGCTTCTAATGTTTATAGTGTTTTCAATATTGCATCTTTATGCCAGCAAAGACCTGAGGATAGGAATAATCGTTTTGTCTATAATTATGTTCCTGGTTAATCTAAACCTATTCTCAGTAGTTGATATGGTCTTGTGGGGTATAGCCACTGTAGTTTATATAAATTAAGCCTACTGTAAAGCAGGGACAAAAGACCATGATATAATCGGTGCATGGCGAATCCTGGGGGTAGACCGACGAAGTACACATTAGAACTGATTGATAAAATAGCTGAATATCTTGAGGAGGCGATTCCTGAAAATCAGAAAATACCGACAGTTGAAGGATTATGTCTTAAAATAGGGATAAATAGAGACACAGCATATCAATGGGCAAAAGAACATAAGGAGTTTTCCGACACTTTAGACTTAATTAAAATAAAACAAAAGGAGTTCTTAACTGAAATAGGGATATTTGGGGGAAAAGAAATAAATGCGAATATTGTGATGCTTTTACTGAAAGTGAACCATGATATGATTGAGATGATTAAAACTGATATAACCAGTGGAGGAAAACAGCTTCCAGCACCTATTTATGGAGGAAGATCTACAGAACGAGTATCAGACGAGTGATACGACTGCTACAAAGAAAATCTTTAGTCTAAAAAAAAGAATACGAGCGGTATCAGGTGGGACTGCCGCCTCAAAGACCTTCTCAATAATAATCTGGTTGATTGACTATTGCCAGTCTTCTAAGAACAGAAACAAAATAGCAACAGTAGTTTCGGAATCATATCCCCATTTGGAAAAGGGGGCGATGGTGGACTTTAAGAACATTATGAAAGACCGGAATTATTGGAGCGACGATAGATGGAACGGAAGCAGACACTCTTACGAATTTGAAGTAGGGAACAAACTTGAGTTCTATTCAGTGGATACTTACGGAAAAGCACATGGTCCGCGGCGTGATGTTTTGTTTCTGAATGAGTGCAACAATCTTGCATATAACATTGTTGACCAGTTAATAGTTCGTACTAGGGAAGTGGTCTGGATGGACTGGAATCCAACGAATGAGTTTTATTTTTACACCGAAATGCTTGGCAAAAGAGATGATATTGACTTCATAACTCTTACTTATCTGGATAACGAAGCTCTTGACGAGGTAACCAAGAAAGAGATTCTTTCACATAAGAATAACAGGAATTGGTGGAAGGTTTATGGTTTGGGACAGCTGGGAGAAGTTGAGGGGAGGATATACACCGGGTGGCAAACAATTGAAGAGGTGCCGTTTGAAGCGAGGTTGGAGAGGTACGGACTTGATTTTGGCTATTCTAACGATCCTACGGCGATTGTAGCGGTTTACAGATACAATGGTGGGTATATTCTGGATGAAATAACTTACATAAAGGGGTTATCAAATAAAGATATAGCCGACATACTTATAAACGAACGGCGATGTTTAGTAATTGCGGACAGTGCGGAGCCTAAAAGCATTGATGAGATAACTTCGTATGGAATAAGTNTCCTGGGCGGACTTAAAGGGGAAGGTAGTGTTAATAAGGGAATCCAATATGTCCAACAGCAACGGATCTCTGTCACTAAGCGTAGCACCAATGTCTTGAAGGAATACCGCAATTATCTTTGGCAGACGGACAAGGAAGGGAAAATCATAAATGAGCCGGAAGTTGTCTGGAATCATTCAATGGACGCCATTAGGTATGCAATTAACAGTATGAATGTGGAGACAGAGTACAAGCCAGCCCCGCTTAAAAATTGGACTATAGCATGAGAGAGTCTTTTGTCACTATTTCGGTCAGCATGAAGATGTACGGCTGGTCGAAGTGGGGCGGAGCCAGGGAGGGATTAGTTAAGGAAAACCTGGACATTTGGTATTGCCAGACTTGCGGTGGGAAGCTACTGGGGATCTTGCCATCATATATGTTCCCGGTTGACGAGTTAGGTAGAGATTTTGTAAGGGTCTGCTCTTTTTGCAAGGCGAAGGCGGTTATCAAAAAGCTAACCTATTGGCAGGAAATACTCAAGTTGATGAGGTGAATTGAAAACCTAGTTATGACTGACGTATATTGAGAACATGGCAAGCCAAGAAGAACTCCTGAAAGAAGTAATGTCTCACTATAAGGCATGGACTGATGACAGAGACTTAAGAATGACTAGGAAATACGGGTGGGATGACATAACCGATGCTTATTACGGCCAATTGCCTGATGACTGGCCTTTTACTTCGCATACGACAGACCCAAGAATTAGGACGGCACTCATTGAGAAGAATGCCAGGCTGGTAAATGGTAAGTTAAGGGGTAGATTGGTGCCGCGGGAAGCGGGAGACATCATCAGCGCCCGGATTAACAATACTAAGCTGGATTTCGATTGGGATAATGCCAGTGAGGGTGGGTCAATGCTGGTTAAAATATCAATTTGCGATATTGATACCAGGCTGTATCAAAGCAAATTCGGCCTGATCAAGTGGAAGTGCGAATATGATGATGAGGGCAAGATTACCTTTGAGGGGAACGAGTTCACTCCGTTGGATATTCGCAACTGTGGAATGGATTTCGCCGCTTCGCATGTAAAGGATGCCAAATGGTTTCAGTATTTAAGCTGGGAGTTCATTGAAGACTTGGAAAAACAGAGGGATTCAGAGGGCAAGCTTTTGTTTAAGAACCTGGGGAAAATAAAGGCTGACATTTTGGCTAGAAAAACTGAAACGGGACTGGTTTCTTCCACTCGCAATACTCAATACACTAGCCGAATGAAGACGATACAGGGACTAGAAGACCGAGTGGGAACCGATATTGCTTTTCCCGTGCTTCTTGTTGCCCATGAATTAAGGAATGATGAGTGGATTGATTTCTGCCCGGAGCATAGTGAGATCATCAGACATATAGATAATCCCTACAAGCATGGCAAGATACCGATTGCCCAACTCAGGTATTACCCAATTCAAGATGATCCGTTAGGTGAGAGTGAAGTGGAGAGTGTTATCCCTCTCTGGAAGGCGATACAGGCTACAGTTTGTGCTTACATGGATGAGGTTATTCTTAAGATGCGCCCCCCGCTTAAGATAATTGAGGGCGCAGTTAGGTTGGAAACAGTTGTTTATAACCCCGAGGCCCAATGGTTAATGACCAGACCTGATGCAGTGACCGAGATGCAGAGTAACGGTGAGGCGGTGAGGTACTTTGAGACAACTTATGGCGCTTTGGTGTCGGCATTCAATACTGCAATGGGGATGATGAGTCAAGGAGTGAGCGGAATAGACCAGTTCAATCCCGAGAAGACGGCAACTGAAGTAAGGGCATCGGTTAAACAGCAAAATGCGAGAGATGAAAAGAACCAGAGCGACCTAGCCGAGTTTATCAAGGATATAATGCTTTTCTGGCTGTCGAACAACAAACAGTTTCTCTTTACCGATCCCAAGAAGAAAGAACATATTATCAGGATTATCGGGCAGGAAAACTTCGCTTACTTCAAGCAAGCCGGAATGGATGAAATGATAGTCCCGCCCGAGGTCATTGAAATGATCGGCGACATTATTGAGCAAAACCCTAATACCAGCGATGCCGAGATCCAGCAGATGATGGACGCAGGCGCCCAACCCAAGTACCCAGTCATCACCAATCCCGAAGAGAAGGACTATACCAAGATGAATATGAAACCCAAGATGCAAATTAACGAGACGGGAGATATAGCGGAAGTATATGCTACCCCAGAGGACTTCCAGGGAACCTATGACTACATTGCCGATGTTAAAAGTATGTCTGTGGGAGCTAATGAGGAAATGATTCAGGGAAGACAAAACGCCATAACAGCTTTAACCACTAACCCGGTTGTGTTACAATTACTGGCAGGAGAAGGATTTAGACCCAAGGTCAAAGAACTGTTAGAATCGAGCTTTGAAGACCTGGGACTGAAAGATGCCTCGAGATTCTTTGAAAAGATCCAACAACCAGCCATCCCCGGCCAGCCTGGCCCAGGAGAAGCGCCAGGAGTTACTCAAGCAGGAGTTGGGCAAATGGGAGGCATTCAACCGCCTGTCGGGCAACCCGGATTACCAGTCCTACCTCAAGCCCCTGTTGGAATCAATCCGCAACAAATGGCCTGATCCTGCCCAAGAAGGATTTGACCGAAAGTACATCATTGAGTTCGCTCGGGCGCAGGCATACCTGGAAATATACAACCTTATGGAAACTTCGGGGAAGATGATTGAGAACATTCGTAAGCAGATGGAAGAACCAGAGAAAAATTATGCAATATAGGTGTTCTCGATGTTGTAAGATTAGGGATGAAAGAGAATTTTATGTTGATAGAACGAGAAAAAGTGGCAAGCAAGGTTGGTGTAAGAATTGTGGGAGTGAATATTACAAAGGGGCACCAAGATATTATTTTTTAAGAGAAATAACCATACTATCCAATGAAATCTAAATACTTTTTCGAGCAGTTCAAGGACCAGATACAAGTAGAACACAAGCAATTTGAGACACACTTAGAGGAAAAAGAAGTATTGGGAAACAAATGCCAGCATTCCGGCAAGGTGAAAGCAGTTTCAGGAGGATTAAGGTGTCAATGCGGAGCCGGTTGGCAAGGATCGCAACTCAATGTTTTACTAGATCATTTTAACCGTGTGATATAATTAGTGAAAACATGGCTGATGAAGCATCTGATTCTAAGATTGTTGATAGATTGAAGAACCAACCCCCTTTTGAAGAAGATACAGAGCCAGAGAAACCATTGGGTGTAGAGGAAGAGGAAGAAACACAAGAAGAAACGCCAGAAACCCCCGAAGAACCAGAGGAAGTTGAAATACCGGCGGAAGAACCAGCTGAAGATGAACAGAAGAAACGCACGCAAGAGCAATTTGAGAAGTTAAAAGAACATAACGCTAGTTTGAAGGAGGAGTTGGAGAAAGAAAAGATTAAAAAGCAAGTTCCAACCAGGAATGCTCTTGATGCTTTAATTCCCCAAGAACCATCTCCAGTCACTAATGTCGTTCCTACACCCCAGCAATACCCGAACCTCTCTCCGAAAGAAATAAAAGATGTGTTTGCGGGGTTAGTTGATAGCCAAGGATATGTAGACAGCGGTCTTTTAATCGAAACTCTCAAGGAAACGGACAATAGAGCCAAGGAAGCAGAACAACGGGTACAACTTGCAGAACAGGAGAACAAAAGGATTAACCGAAGGATGGATGACTTTGAGAGAAAAGAAATAATGAGGAAAGTCCACGAAATGTATCCCAAGATCAATCCAGAGAATGCCGACTCTGATAATCCGGCCCTTAAGTTTGATGAGGCTTTTTATGATGCCTTCCAAGGGGAAGTCATACGCCAGTGGTCAACAACTGGCCAGGAGGATGTGTGGTT